TCGGGGAAATAATTACGCCATCGTCGTCCAAATCGTCATACTCCTCTTCTTCAAGCTCATCGGTCTCATCATCTTCTTCAATTTCCTCATCCTCATCTTTATTAGCCTTTGCCAATTCATGAAGATCAGGCTTAGCATATTTCGTCGCAATTTTGCGATATTCCTCGATCGTATCAGCAGTTATACTTACTGGCTCTTTACTTTCATACTTCTTACGATAATATGCCTTAACATCGTCAATCTCCATTTGGGAAAGTTCTTGATAATGCTGTTCAAGAAGCCTTCTAGCAACAAGAAATCCTGCAACTCCTCCAACGCCAAGTGAAACCAGGGCTATAATCGCTGGTTTAGAATAAATATTCATTTTATTTCTCCTTTTATAGTTTGCCAGTTAATTCCGGCAGTTTAGAAAGTATGTACTCTTTAAAACCATTCGTCTTGATCAAAAATACTCCATACTTCTTATTTACAATCCGAGCAAACGCTCGCCACTTTGCAGACTGTTCTTTCAATATAGCAATGGTAGCACTATCAGTTTCCACCTTGCGCGCTATAGATAGATCTCTGCCTTCTTCCATAAATTCGATCAAAATATTATGTACCGCTTTCGTTACTTCGTCATCATTTCTACTTCGCTTTACTGCATCAAAGAAAGAGTTTGCATATTCTTGAGCTTTCATTACTTATCTCCTTCTCCACTAAGGAACCCAGTACAAAACATTAGTCCAGACCAAAAAACTGCAAATATAATTATCGCAATAGTTTCGCACACACCTGATTCGACGGCCATTTCTCTCCTTTTAGAGTTGATGAATCTGATTCAAATATAATTGTGGACGCGGTGGTTTCTCTCCGTAATATCTTAGTACTCGAGAAACGGTTCCATAGTTATAGTGCCACATTGTAGCAATTTCCTGTACCGAGATTCCAGACTGGTAAAGCCTAACCCACTCTAAATCTCGGTACTTATGGTAAGCGGCTTTATAGGGTCTTGTCATTTTTTGGTACGGTGTTTAATACTGTCTATCAAGTAGTAAATAATCACCGCCGAAAACCAGATGAAGAGCACGGCGCATATAATGGCCCATACTCCGCCAAGAATATTAAATAATGGTGAACTGAACTGCATTTCCATTTTAGGCTCCTTTTAATCTAAAACTTCGATATTTGAATGACCAACACTTAATTTAGTTCCATTATCAAAGCAAACCAGAACCCTATCAGAGTTAACATCTGTAATAACTCCAACTCCGAGTGTCATTTCTCTGTCAAATACGCGCGCATGTTTTCCAGTGAGAATATAATGAATAGTCTTTGAATTATCATCCTCCGGAGGGCATGGCTGACTTATGAGATTATCTTCTTCCTCTTCATAAAGACAGATTGCAATAAGCGCGTAATTGGCCAAGTCAATTAGTGTATCATGGAGTGATTCCCCAACCTGCTCATTACGAGGATCTTTTGACAAATTACAGGCGCGAGCATATTTATCGCCCATACGTACTAAGCATCCGTTGAAAGCAGATACTCCAATAGCTTCGGACATCCGGAAATTTGCCCACGGATCCATAGAGCCTTCTCCAGCATACCCAGCATTTTTACGTTTGTGGATATCTTCCATTTCTGTTAGTAAATTCATAAATTTAGCTGATACCATGATTTTCTCCTTTTAGAAATATGATTGATTCATAGCTCGGCGATTTGCGCCTTACTATACACCGATAGTTTTGAGGAACAACAATATATCACTCATTTTAGTCGGACACTATGAATCGGATATTGGAAATGTATTCCTAACCCTTTATACAAAATGAAAGGCCATAAAAATCGCTTCTTCTTACTTCGTGCTGGTCACATACTTTATCTATCTGTTGATCAAGCGTCAAAGAGGAATCTCGAAGAACAATATCGAGAAGTTCCTTTCCGTGAATCCGGAATACTACCAAAACAAAAATTTGAACACTTTCAGGCATATTACTCCTTTTAGTTTTTCAATTCTAGTAAATACTCAAGCCCTTCGCGGTGAGTTTCAAATATAACATCCGCAGCCTCCATAACAAAAGCATGGCGGTGAATATTATCCGCTTGCATGGCTACTACAGTGTGCTTTCTCAAAATATGTCCCCAGGCTAATTCCATACAAGAGCCTATTGAAACGATTTCAGCCATAGTCAGATTACAATACAGAATATCACATTGCTGAACCATCCAGCAATCACGCTCTATAATAGCATGATTTGTTGACATTGGCTTATGTGTATATCCCTCCGCCTTAAACTTTGGCTCATTCCGAAAATATCCCTTTGCTATCATTGGATGAATTACCTCAAAGCCGAGTTCGCGAAGAAAACTAGCTGTAAGAGTAAAGTAATCAATAACACTTTCTCCAGTTTGCCCGGAGATGGATCCAGCTAAATATATCTTCATTCATCATCTTCCTTATTGACTTTATTTCTACCAATTAGTGCATCCAGAAAATCGAATGCCTCTTTAACGGTAACATAATAAAATGGAACAGAAGCCCGTAGCATTGCTGCATACTTATCCTCTTTCTCATCAATTAGGATAAAGGGAATACCAAGTCCATCTGCATAGCCGACTTCATATGCTAAACCCAAACCCGAAGGATTTCCTCTTTCAAAATAACAGACAACCAGATCGGATTGTCGAATACCAAGCTTATCAGCAAATGTGTATTCCCGAGCTAATGCCAAGCCATGCTCTCTTGGATCGACGAATTCAACGGTAGGATATCTTTTAATAAAGGCATCTTGCCAGTCGGTTCTCATTCCACCAGCCAAATAGATTTTCATTTTTCTCCTAGCTAATATATCTACTATGCATTATTGTATTGGTTTTGGTTCGATCAATTTGTTTTACATCAACAAAATCAACCTCTCGATATAATCCGCAATAGGTTTTAATTAACTCACGAACCTCTTCATTAATCATTTTAGTTGCATCGATAAGATTTGATGCAATAACAAAAATGGTATGAATACCATAGACATCTGGCTCTAAGACATTAGCATAGTATATTTCGAATTCTGTTGTCATGATTTTATCCTTTTAGTTGTTCTTAATGTAAATATACTTCTTTTAGCATGTTAAGTGCTAACTGAATTTCAGCAAACGCGCGAGAATTTTTACCATAGATATTATAGATTTGACTTTTACTATGACTTAATTTTGAGTCAAAATATAGGACCTTTCCTACACTTGGAACATCTAAATCATAGTCCAGATTAATAAGGTTCAAGGATCTTATAAACTCTGGGTCATCTACTGGAATTGTATCCGTTAAAATATAGTCAGTTGCCTTGACCGGCCCAATCCCATCAACGCCTGGAATGTTATCTGATTTGTCTCCAGCCATTGCTTTATACAAAGGAAATTTATCCGGATGAAATTTGTAGTCATCAATAAAATTCTCTCTTGTATAAAATACACCTTGCTGATTGTAAATATAGCACCGTTTAAAGCGCAGAAGCTGATATAAATCTTTATCATTCGAGAATACAACTATGTCGGTTTTTTGTTTTCGCTTTCGATTGAAACTATCTAAAGGAGAATAATCATCTATTGCTACGAGTCCGACAATACCCGCAATAACATCATCAGCTTCTGCGCCAGCCCGAGATAAAATCCCCGTACCCATATCTCTGAGTACAGGGACCATAATCTTTCTGAAATTTCTGAATATATCACTTTTAACAGGAATCCGGTTACTTTTATAGGTTTTATCGCGTTTAGTTCTGTCTAACTTCTCGCGACTCTCCCCGGCAAATATAACCTCCATTCGTACACCAGGTACTTTTGAACGTTGGATACATAGTCGGAGAGAGTCTATAAACCGCAATATCGGTAACCAAGGTCGTTCTTCCCATCCTTTAATACTACTAAAATATGATCTGTATAGAATGTTACTGTAATCTACCAATAATAAAATCTTTTGCAATTCATCACCTTGGGCTAATTGCGGTCTAACCGGTGATAGCTTCATAAAAGCCTCGTTTCTATTCAATCCCATCTAAGATTACACCGTCCACATTAAAGTCCAAAAGGAATGAACCCCCATCACGATAGGCCATATAGCCAGGCATCTTTCTAATTATGGCATCAACTTCCGGGCCGAAAGAAACATTATTATCTCCATCGCCTTGCCATAGCCATCCAACCATTTGCCCAGCCTTTGTACGGGGGAATCCTAATTCATCATAGACATCATTCAAGAACAAATATCCGCGGGCCCTAAGGTGCTCATTTGCCCAAGCATTCTTTAGAATAAGGTTACTTGCATTGTACTCTGCACTTGGAGACCACTGTGAGCTACCAGTATAATTACCATTGGTATCATATATCTGCTCTTCAAATACTCGAGCATACATACTTGGGCCAGTTCCCGGCTTTAAAACCTGAACCTGTTTCTTGATCTTTTTTGTTTTTCCAGCATCATCGGTTACTTCTTCGACAACCGTTTCATATTCAGTACCATATCGAAAATGAAAATCTTTTTCAGGTCCAAATTCCTCAACGACCCGGCCCCGATATTCGTTGAAAGCTTTCTCAACCAAAGAATATGCGGCAGCGATTGCGAGATTACGCTTTTTAAGAATCAGACTTGATCCGACCAAACAAGCAAGCGATAAAGTACTAATAGCAACCGAAGGCCCATATAGACGCACAAATGATTTGGCAGTCATAAAATATGCCAAAACCTTATCCTGAACAATATCCTGTGAAGTGTAACTTTCGGGTTCTAATGCTTCCGCTTCATGGATTGAATTCATTAGTTCTTTGTGATCATCAAGAATCTTTCCGGCTTTCAAAGTTGCCTTACAGGCCATAACAGTCGCCACAACAACTCCGGTAACACCAACGACAGTTAAAATTTCCGGGGAATGTTGGTTAAGTACAAACATTCCTTTATGTGCGAACCTTCCAAGTTTACTGCTCATACAAGCTAATTTACTTCCAGCTTTACAAACTACACCGTTGCTCATTTTTTACTCCTTTTAAATATTGAAAATATATAAGGCATGAATAGCCTCATTATAGTATTCGTAATTACTGCGAATCATTTTTCGCATTTTCTTTTGGATCTTCTTTTTGGGTCCGATCTTTTTGAAATTTCCAAAGCATTTTTCGATCTGCTTCATTCTCAATTTTCTTTGCAAGTTCTTCGTCATCAAGCTTTTTGAGATTGTTTTTTATAATAATTTTATTTCCCATATATCAATCCTCATTCATGTTGCATTTTTGTATAACAGTTTACTGATTGGCCACGTCCCATAAGTTTAATTCCAAGGAACTTGTCAAAATATAAACGCCAATCGTATTGTGATGACCGTCCGTATTTTAAGAGAACATTTCCATAGAATAGAATTTCGCATTTAAGGCCGCGCCAATACTTCTTATCATTTAATTCTTCCATGAAATAATTCGTATATATAATAATACGGGGCCTAGTGTTTGGAGCAAAATGTTTTCTGAAGGTAAATATGAATGCTCTAAGTTCATCGACATGATCCATTGCATCCGATCCGGTTATAACAATACCGTGATTTTCTGGATGCTCGGAATATACTTTAATAATTTCATCATCTGAAAGCCTTTTTCCATGGCTTGTATCAGAATCCATGGTCAATACCATTACCGGTTTTGCAAAATATCTTTTTGACGAATCAACTGGATATAGTAAAAACATTTGATCTCCTTTAGAAATCTTTGAATAATGATGGCTGAAGTGGCTCTTCAGAAGTGTTTTCCGACTTAGAAATATCTTCTTCTTTTCTCTTCTGCATTGAATACCAAACTGCAATTATCTGAGAATCGGTCATCTGATCAACTTTCTTTTTCCACGCCTTTCCTGGATACTTAGAATATAACCGAGTTTTCATTTGATTAAGGGTTGGCATCAATTCCTCCCATATCTTCTTTCAATAAATATTCCGGTAATTGCTCCTAGCAGATAAACGACAATTATCAAGAGCGCAGTATCGATACTTAGCATTTTATTCTCCTGTTTGATTAAGTTCCTTCATCAGCGCGTCATGCAGGGTGATCGGTAATTTTCTCATCATGTACTGTGGCCCTTTTATCCAACTCTTCTTTCTGCGTCTCGATAACAATATTCAGACGTTCAAACTCTTTCGCGAAATTCCAATTCGCCTGTTTGATTTGGTCACCTTCATCCCTCAAGTCCTCAATCTGTTTTGTCAGACGGTTAAAACTTCCAGCCTCATAGCCCAATATCCACACATCATAGTCCGGCTCATAATCCGGCTGATCGTTCCAACGATCCAGCTTTCCTTCTTGCCCTGCTTTCAAACCAGCGTTGAATTGAGTGATCTCGTCGTTGTATTCCAACAATATTGTCTCCAATTCATCATTCAGGCGGGCGAGTTCGGCTTCAAGTTTCATTCTTGCTATTTCGCCATTGTAGGCGTGTGTACTGGCTTCTGCTAAATCAACGTTGAGGGCTGGAATTTTTTTCTCAAGTCTTTCAATTCTGGTGGCGGCTAAAAGCGCCGCAGTAGCCAAATCATTGTTCTCTGTTAGCACACCTAATACTCCACACAGGCGAACAAGAGCAGATTTATCAACAACAGATTTTTCAACACCTTTACAATAATCATAATTAGTATTCTGATTAGTCATAATTTTCTTCCTCCTGTTTATATTGTTCATCGGTACTCATTCCAACTCCTTTTAGAATATGATTAGTACTTTCAAGAGTCATCCCTATCAGCGGTTTTACGGTTCATAGGTCGCTAAGCGTCCGTCACCAACCTTAGACGAATAAGGGGGTCATTGACCTGCTGATTAGGCTACGCATTATAGGTGGGTCGTCACTCCGCTGCGTACTTCCCTCTAACCAGGGATGAGTCTTGAAAGTACTCTTGGCTCAAATTATTAAATCTCTCGTGGCCGAGGGAGTCTAATACAATATCCATCTCGAACACGATCAACATACCCATCGGCCACATTGATCCATCCGTACTTATTATCTGTAAAGTTACTTTCAATTCCAAGCAGATCGTAATAGTCGCCGACAGATGCTACGCCATAATCCTCAATAAGGTCGACCATATGACTTAGAACATCTTCCGCCTCACCGCGAGTTTCCAAAATAATGTCATCAAAGTCATGCCTACTTCTTGCAGATCTTGATATTGATCGTCGATCATCAGAGAAGTCATCCCTCCGGGCCATTCGATTGTAAGGCACATATGATCTATCTCGATCTCTAAACATTCTACTACGGCTAGAACTTTTTCTTTCCCCAAATAAAAGCATTTCAATTCCACCGCCAACCATATCACTTAGCGTTGATTTCATAGCGGGAATTAAAACATCATGGAGAATATAATCACCAACACTTCTTGTATCGTCCCCAAAGAATGTCTCTGATAGTTTTTGGCCAAAACTTCTCTGCTTTTTAATTACTTTACCACTAACAACTGGTGTAATATTTTTTTCTTTAACTGCGCTTATATCTTTTTTTTTATTCGAATTGCTAGGAAATTCTAAATCATCATCTCGAATCAATTTATGCTCTCCCATATTTCAGTTCCTTTCAGTTTTTTAAAAATAGGCATACTAAGCGAAATATCACCGTGTTTATTCTTCGTTCTGCCGAAAGCATCTATTTCAATTAATTTGCCAATTGGCGAGTGTATAGCAAAATATAGTCTCTCTTCATTTGTGAAGCCAGACCCAACCCTTACGGGAACCGTACAGCCAGGTACACTACAAATAAGAGAGGCAATACCTCCTTCAATTTTTGTTCCATCGGAACCAAGTTCCATATCAATAACTTTTCCAAGAAACTCTTCAAAGCGTTTAATTTTTACTAATTCTTTACTTCTTCCGGAAAGATATGGTGCATCTAGATTATTGAGCATCAAACCCTCTCCATCGCGCGCTATAATAGTACTCATTAAATGGTTCAATGTTTTACTATCATTTCCGTCCAAAACACCATAGTATGGAACCGCAAAGATGGGAGAATATAGTGGAACTTTTGAAAATACTTTAGTTAGTAGTTGGTGACGCTCAGATCCTTTTGTTAAATCTCCATTCGGTTTAAACATATCAAAGCATATAGCGACCAGCTCTTTTTTATTCTCTGAATATTGCTGCGATGCTTTTCCAGTCGTTTCAGCTCGTAAAAGAAAACTATCTACATTTGCAATGTATAGTTCTAAGTCAACAAGCTCAGTATCGTAGATTATTCCTCTGGGGAAATTATCTCTTTCTAAATATGAGGTAATGTGTGTAAGCCATGGATCTGCTTTTCCAGTACGGCTATAACAAGTTACAATCCCTCTATTATCTTTATAGAAGAAGCGACGAACTCCGTCAATTTTTTCAGTAATACGCCATAATTTCCCAGAAAGAATACTAGCTGGATCATAATCTTTTAAATTTATTCCTAATGCAGGACTGAGTTGCATGCTCATCGCCTCCTTTCTTTAAAAAATAAAAGAGTCTAAGTTTTAATAGCTTCTTAGACTCCTTTATTTTTGAATGTTTCTTTCTATGTTTTGATGATCTGGAGGACTTCTTTTGTGATCATGTCCACCAAAGTTGCCTGGTCCAGAGTTCTAGCCCAGCGGAGCCACTTCGCGTATTCATAAGCGCCTACAGCTTTCATACCCGCAATAGTTGCGAGCACAATAGCCGAAGCGCCAAAAGCTACGGTCAGCAGTTCTTTTGGGTTCTCCCTGACAAATCCAATAACACTGGTTTTCTTGTCGTTCATATCCATTTTACATCTCCTTTTAGAAAGATTAGTTTCATTATAGCCCTTGTTATTTTTGCGAAATTAAAAGAGCCTAAGTTTTTAATAGCTTCTTAGACTCTTTTAATCGATCTTAAAAATCTTTATGCGAGATTTTCACCAACGGTTTCGATCAGTTCTGGCGCTTCTTCCATCATCTTGGAAAATTGTCCATTTCGAACCGCTACAGCCAATAGGCCAATGCCTACCGCCGTAACAGCCGTAATAATAACAACTTTCTTCGGATTTGTTTGAATCGTGTTCCATACTTTATCAATATACTGTTTCATTTCATTTCTCCTTTTAAATAGTTTTTAATTTCATTATAGCCCTTGTTTTTCTTGCGAATTAGTCCTTACGAATATATAGTACTTTTCGGTAGATTCTTTTCGAATAATATCCTCGTGTTCCTCGGTTGTATTAGCTTTCCAGATCTCAGCTTCACTATAGCTGGCAAAATATTTCTTTTCAAATTGTTTCATGATAATCGTTCCAAGTTTTAGACCACCACCGCTATTCATGGAAGCCATATCATCCGACCATCCCGATAACATCGGCTTCTACTTCGGATACAATAACATGGAAGTGTTTATCAATATAGCCAAATATGCTTTCGTCTATTGCATCAACTATTAATACGGTTCCTGCTATAATTAACAGTTTTCGCATAACAGCCGGGCTTTTTGGAAGTAAGGCTTCGGAAACTTTCTTTCCGCCAATGATCATCACCCCAAGGGCAGCCAATTTTATTACAGTTTTTAATTGTTCTAACCTTTTCATTATATTCTCCTTTTGAAAAATAAAAGTCTGAGTTTTTAATTCAGACTTCTCAGACCTTTATTTCTTTGATCCTTTTTCTTTTTGAATAGAAGTGCGAATGCGATCGATTCCTATTTTTACAGAATCCATCATGTCGCCAGTAATTTCGCGGACTTCTCGTGCAGTTATTGCGCCAACCGCCATTGTAATTCCCAGCGTTCCCACCTTCACCATAAGCTTTTGCGCTTCTGGCTGAGTGAGAACTTTTGTGAAAATCAATGCGGCGACCTTTTCTGCCCCCAAGCCTGCTGCAATACTAATTCCAGTAGATACTAATGTAGTAATCATTTTATTCTTTTCTCCTTTTAGAAAGATTAGTTTCATTATAGGCCTTGTTATTCTTGCGAATCTTATGCCTAACTAGCTTCTTTCTTTTTTACTGGCTTTCCATTTTTATAGAATATAGCAGTAGGAGACTCTTTAGGTTCAAGAGCGGATATCCGTTTTTCAAGAATTTCTATTTTATTCTTAAGATCAGTCAATTGCTTGGAAATTTTATCTGATTTTTCTGTAACTGGGTGAGTATGGGATCCATCAGCAATTAAATGGTCTAAGTACTCGATTTGTCCTAAAAGGGCCAATATAGCATCATTGACTGTTGGCGGTAAATCGAGATCATTGGAAGAGCACTTTCCTTTCCAATAATCGTGCAATTTCTGAGTCCATTTAATCATTTTTCTGATTTTCGGAGCTTGCCTTTTTGTCCATTGCAGCCTCCATCCTCTCTGCTTCACCTTTTTTATTTGCTTTTTTTCGGAGATCCTTATAAGCATCTCGAATATCTTTCTTTTTCTTCAAACGATCAATTTTGGACATTACTATTCTCCTTTCTCGGCTTCTGCTTTTTCAGCGTTGAAACATCCTGTGTCACTGAAGCATCAGATACTGAAGGTTTCGCTGCCCGAATTGACATAGCCATATTCTTGCCAAATTCAATAACTCTTTCATTTGTTTCACCAACTAGACTATTTTCAATCCACTTGGCGGCATATTCGAGAGTATGAATGTCGAGTTTGTTATTATCTGACGAGGTTTTAGCATTATGCTCCACGACAAGTTCTTTATAAACCGCGTTTTTGAACGCTTCCCAGTTTGTCTGTTCACCGTTTCGGTTCGCTATCATCCAGGCACTTCGCAATAGAGAATTAGCGTTTTCGTTATATACCTGCTTATTTTCTGGTGTCTCGTTCTTTACTACCTTACTGATTTCGACATCCAAATAAGTACCGTCGTAAATTCCGTGTGTGGATTCAGTAAGTCTGCGCATCATTTCAAAACACTTGATAGGCAAGCCATACTTGCCGGCAGCAGCGGTGGGCTCATCCTGATACGTGCAGGCGTGAATAATTCCAGCAACGGTGTCTTGCACATTCTTCGCAAACACCTCACGAACCCACCAGATGAACCTCTCCTGCTGGGATGTCTTGAAGCGTAGCGCGTTAAGTTCAAGACGGAGTTTGCGGTTTTTATCTTCCAACTCTAACTTGCCTTTTATTTGTTCTTCACAGGCGTCTCTCAAGATTTTTTCTGTTTGGCTATGTGTTGGCTCTTTGTGCTCAACTATCATTTCAATATGATGCTTTAGTCGTTTGCGGTCTTCTGGTTTCATTTTATTATTTCCTTTTATAGATTTATGGAAAAAGAAAAGGAGAAGAGTCTGTTAGACTCTTCCTTTTATTACAAAGCCTAGGGCTTTGGTCGAAATTATATCAAGCTTTTCGTAATATAGTATCAAGACGATTCCCAATAAATTTGCGCCAACGATTAGTAAAGTATCTGGTGATACCTTCCAATCTGTTTTTAACATATCGGAAAGCACATCATATCTTTTCTTTCGTGACTCAAATTCAGAGGGATCATTCTCAAGTAACATTTCGTTTGCCACTTTGTTTAATTCAACCTTAAGCCTTTGCTTTGCTTCTTTGGTTAATTTTCCCATTTTCTTCTCCTTTTAATATAATAGTTTCATTATATGGTATGTTTTTATTGCGAATACTTGGGATAAACCTCATAGTTTAGTACAAGGCATGGTCGCTCTTCTTTTGTTAGTTGACTCGAAAATTTAATTTCAAATAAGCCCTTATCGATATCAAAGCCCAAGTTATTTCCAAGTTCTGTTGAATCTAAGCCAATTTCATAAAAGAAATCATTAAGCGGAATAAACATATCGGTTAGAAGGTTTCGATTTAATTCATTAACAATTTTTCTAATTTTTTCAATATCAGAAGTAAAATATCGTCCGGTTAAGCTATCATAGCATAATACATCTCCAGAACCGGTTACGATAATATTGGTTGTTGGATTCGCCAAAACTTTATCATGATCAACTTCATCCCGAATTTTGCGCTCTTTATTTTCTCCAATAATATCAATAACCTTTTCTCTATATTCTTTAAGGGATGTTTGCGCAAGAGAATATAAACCTGCCAATGCAGCAGTTCGGCGTTGGTTAATGCTATTTACAGTTACAATTGATCCAATGGTAACCAATCCGCTAATTGCTGCTGGAATATAACACTTCCAGGTTGCCTTAATGATTTCTTTTTTAGTTTGGCATTTGCGCTCTGCGATTATGCGCATTGCCTTTGGGGTTGCTTCAACTGCAAAAAATACTGTGGTAATTACACCCGTTATAGCAACGCCCGTTAAAATATAAGGACTGTTTCGATCTAGAAATCTTCCTATTTGATTAAATGTTTTGTGAGTCATTTTATCTCCTTTAAAATTGTTAAAAACAAAAAGATCTAAGCTTTACAATCCTCTTAGATCTTTTTGTTTTCGCTATTTTCCAATGCCTTTTATCGTTGTGAACAGTAATGTTGCGAGCATCCACCATGCCTTAATTACCCATAGCGTCGATGATACTAGTAGTATCAAAAACGCAATTCCAATTACGACATATAATGCAATTAACATCTTCTTATCCTCCGTTTAAGTTTTTAATTTAAATAGTTTCATTATATGCTATGTTTTTTTTGCGAAATTAAAAGAGTCTAAGTTTTAATAGCTTCTTAGACTCTTTTATTCTTGCAAAAATAGATTACTTTTTATTAACCAACCTAACCATGTCAAAACTCTGATAGATCAGATCCAAACCTTGCAACTGCAGTTCGCGCATAAACTTCCTTTGATTATTGAGCCGAATTTGATATGTATAGGTCATACCATAATCGTCAATTCTATTTTCAGTAACTTTCGTTACATCACATATATTGACATATTTTGATAGTATAATCTCAAACATTTCGAAATTCTGCTTTCCAATCTTACTGGAAGTGTCAACGTAAACCACATTACAAACCTTCGGATTTCCTTCTACAATTTTTTCAAATAGTTCAGTGATTTTCATTTTTAATCTCCTTTTCATTATAGGATGCGTTTTTTTCGCGAATTTTGAAAAATTTTATGATGTAAGAAATTTACGCGACGAAAAAAAATATGAAAGGTATCAGGGAGTGTCGAGCTCCTTCTTTTTAAAATACTGCGGGGGACATCATAACGTCACCAACACTCGTATCACTACAGTATTCCTTTCATTATATGGTATGTAATTCTTGCGAGGAAATATGAAGAGAGTCGGGCTGTAAAATTCAGCGCACCTAACTCTCTTCATTATACCGATTACAAATTACATTTCCATCATGAACCAAATTTTACCATTATCAAATGAGGGTGTTGACGGTGTATCTTGAGTGTTCCATCCAAGTGATATATAATGGTAACCGGGCGTAAATATAGCCGGAACGGATGCACCAATGTTTAGTTGATCTGTTTGGGCTGAGCCCCATCCGCATTCAACCAAAGCCCCACCAAAGTTTGTACCACCATCATATAACAAATATAACGCGGCATAAGAGGTCGCGGTCCCTGTTATATTGCCACTAATTCCGCCAAGGATTTGACTTCCTGTGGGATTTCCAATGACAAATCGGGTTGTTCCTTCATTATAATTGTCTCCTTGCCCGGCCGTCGCGGCAAGTCCTTCAGACAAACCGCGTTTCAAGCTCCGATTATACATATTCCAAACAAATCGCCGTGCACTTGAATCCTCGCATTGTCCGGTTGTGGCAGTGGTTCTTATGGTTCCCAGATATCGTCTTGTTGGGTCTCCACTTTTTACCAAAATTCCGTCCTGATAAGCTAAGGCAGTGGCTCGTGTGGTATCATTAGTCCATACTGTAGACTCCAGAGTTGGAGTTCCAGAATTATCATACATCCAAATATCGTAATTTTTATCTGCTACATATCCAGATAAGCTTAGGGAAAGTTCAGCAAATGTTTTAAATTTCCATGCCCCAGCGACATATAGAAGAATCACATTTCCATTATATGGTGTATAATATAAGGTTGTTTTTGCAGTTTTATCATCAAAAGTAATAGGCACTCCCGATGCAAGGGTTAATCTTCCCGTTGGAACTGCAAATATATATGGAAGCAATAATTTTAGTTCACTAACCGCACCACTACCCAGTTTATCTTCAGTAACCGCATTATTTGCAAGTTTAAGTGAAGTAATCTGAGAATCTCCTATATGAACCGTGTCAATTGCCCCAGGATAAATATGTTCGGAATTTATAGCATTATCTGCAATTTTTGTACCATCTACGGCATCTGCACCGATCTTATTAGCTGTAACTGATCCAGATCCAAGCTTATCTGCTACTACCGCTCCTGTCCCAATCTTATTTACTGTGACAGCTCCGTTAGATATACCGCCCTCTGGTATTTGTGCACCATCTCCACCAGAATGATCGTGAGTATTCCCATTTGCAACAACAGAACCATCAGAATGAAGTCCATTCAGATGCTCTAAATATTGATGAATTTCCACTATATCATCGGAATTCAGGACACGAGCTATTGGTGTTCCGGCCGACCATGAATATGCAGGTGACCCTCGAATCACTGTAATTTCATTATTTCCATCATAACTAGAAACAGTTACGGTCTCAGTATTAGATTGGTCCAAACCAAGGGTTAAACGTGTAACGCCATCAGTTTCAAAAATAGAACTGTCGGCTAAAGCCAATGTAGTAACGCTATCATTGACTCCCGTCGCTAAAGTGGATTGTGGCGAATCTTTTTGCGGAACATGTAAAGTTGGTATTGTCATATTCTTCCTTTCTTTTAAGTAAATCTTTTAGTAATTAATCCGATATTTACAGCACCCTGCCCAATTGTAATCTTGCCACTATTAGGCGCTCCACTAAGATCCTGTTTGTTAATTTCTTGCACAATTAGAATATCATCTAGTCCATCGTCTGTTATGATCCGGACGGCATCTCCGATTTTCAAATTTGCGCCTTCATTTATCGCTTCGATAGTCGTTTCATATGTAATTAATGGCTTATCCAGCTGAGCAAGTAAGGCAACGCCATAATTATACAATTGTTTAGGCTTTGTAAATCTATCGTCATTAATGATCATACCTATTGTTCCGTATGTACTAATACCAGTTGAAGATACCAAAAATTCATCTCCATTATTAACGCTAGAGATATTAACTTTTGCACCATTTACCTCTGCTCCATAAAGCCATAATTTTGTGCAAAGGCTACGTGTATCTTTCTTTTTTGTAATCTTAAATATATTCTTTTTATAGCGGACATCTGTTACTGGAACTGTAGTAGAAACCTTTTTTAAATTCATCTCCCAGGGGAAATTTTGGGTATTGAATGTCCAATAATGCTTTTCATTAAGCATTTCAGTAACTGAAGTTATGCAACTTAGCAAATTCATATCTTCGAATTCATACTCAAGTACCTTAGTATAGTCACATTCATTCAAAACCCATAACTCTTCCTCCTGCAAGGCTAATAGGCTTGTTATTATTTCCCCGATTGTATTGGTTTCGTATAAGCTATAGCCAACGAGATTACTTTCTATTAGGGTTGCCATTACATGCTCTAATGTATATGTAATATAGTCGGTATTATCCCCCGTTTCTTCAATAATCTCTATTATCCGAAATAGTCCGACATATTTATCATTTCCACCGCCATCAATATCCCAAAGTTCAACAAAGTTTAATAGATCACAATATTGCTTTTTTTCATCAATAGACGGCAATCTAAATGATCCGGTCCATGTGGCATTTGTTTGCTGCATATAGGATATATTATTAGCATTTTCCAAAAATGCTAATCTTTTCCTAGTTATTCGATCATAGATAGCTATAGGTTTCATAATTATTTTATACCCTTATAACCATCTGTTTTGCCATATAAGACTTATATCCAATTCGTTACCACTTGGATCGACCGAAGGATTCGGATAATTATTATATTCGGGATAAAAAAGCAAATCATTCGAGCCAGGTCCAAGTTCAAAGAAAGTACTCTCTGCAGTAATTGCAGAGACATCATATACACCATTCAGAAGGACCGTTAATAAATCCGTATCAATAATAATTTCTTCTCCTGGGGCTAATGTGATATCTTCAAGATAAATATAAGAAACATCCGTATTTCCAAAGCGGCTAACTTCTAATTTTGAGGTTGCAATAATGGAAATCAGTAGCGGAGTGATTAATTCAAGATTTAAATCTTCTTCTGAATCTACTCCAGCAATTCCCCCAAAATTATCAGTTATCACTATTTCAAGATCATAAGTAATCTCAACATCTACCGTTACATTTCCATATGAAGAAATAATAAAATCGGAAGAAGGTGCCATTTCTGGTTTATCGAATGAGTTTTTGTCGAACGAAATATGATCAAACATTACGGCCCTCCTAGCAATATATTAGCTTTCATACACGGTCAAACCACCAATAGGAACGGAGGGCTTGACTCCTTGGCCAAGAGTATACGTTGAGCCAAGAGCTCCATAATAAATCAAAGTTCCGCCACTAGCTGCAGTTAAAATTGCAACATGGGCAAATGAACCAGAAGCACTCGGAACAGTTGCGAATTCAATTAAATTCGTATTTTTAACCTCAGCGTTGGCACCATTAATTGCCGGATCACCAAGTGTAATTTCTTGACGAGCATAGCCAGAGTAACTTACTTCCGTTCCAGTATTTCCAGCTCCTGGACTGGTTACATATAAAGCTAAATATACGGAAGCAGTTCCCACGGGTGGTGTAGTAACTGTTACAGCTTTTAAGTTGTCAGCTAACGTTTGGAGTTTAACATCATTACTTTTAGGCATATTATTATCCTTTCTAATTTTCTACATTTTCAAGATATCTATGAACAATCTTAAGGCCGGTGATTGTTTCCGTCTCAGAATTATTCTTTATTGTAATCCGAACAGGAGTTTTAACCGTACCACCGGCCATTAGGGTAATTTGGTTCAGTGGATCAAAAGCATCAATTACATAATTTTCTTCAGTCGCTGTCTCATATGCAAATGGATGGTTGATTGTAAATTCGATTTGAAATTGAGAAAATTCAAGCATGGTTACAACCGACGGCGGCGTACTTATATATGCATTGTAATGCAAGGTTGGTTCATAATCAAATGTTAGTTCGCCAATTCCATCTAGCCATCCAGCAATTTTACGTACCTGTTCTCGAATATCAACTCCGTATTGCTTAGCATATGAGCATATCATTGATTGAGTTCGTGCTTCATAACCACCATCTTGTTGAATAATCGCTCGAGATCGTCCTGGAATAGGAACGATTGTTCTCCTCTTAAGAGGAGATAATACTATATTGCTGGGCGTTTCTCGAACTCCATATACAGAACTATGAATGCCCTTAAATGTAAATCCTCCAAGCATAATTGTATTACCTCCTCATTTTTAATTAGAATATGCGGGACGAATTCCCCGAGAACGCATAGCATTTTCTTGCTTTCGATACAATTCCGTTGCAAGTTTATCAATATCAGCGTCCGAGCGAATTGTCACCCCATTAAGATTGAACGAATTATTAACGATTTGAGTCGTTCCTCCCAAGGAATCACTTCCATTTTGATTTGAGCGAGAAATGTATTTGTCGTCCCTAACCTTAGCACTAGCAAGATTATAACTTTGACCAGATGAGAGTAATCTATTGAGGTTGTTTGCATTGCTTTTAATTCCACTTAGATCTAGAACTGGTGTAATTACGGGAGATGAATTAATTTCTGAATCAACAGCATCTGAAATTCTACTCATTGTCGAACGAAGGGCATTAATTGAACTTTCGCCAACTTCCTTCGCTGCAGCAACAACACCATTAGCTTTATTCTTCAAACCTCTGATTAATCCAAGATCCAGGTATTCGCCAAGCGTTTCTGTTTCTTTTGATGGCGATGCAATTCCAAGAACTTTTTTAATTGCCGCCAAAACTGTATCACCCAAATCTTTAACCGCTTGAACTACCAAATCAACTCCGCTTGTCACTCCATTTACTAGTCCAGTAATGACATTTTTTGCAATGGATTCACCTTCGCCAATATTAAAGTATTCTTTTACTCCATCAATAAAAGCTGTACATAAGCTTCCTACAGCCTCGAGAAGCAGTGGTGTGTTCTCTCTAATCGAATCGGCAAGCCCGTTAATGAAGGTAAGTACGGCGGTAAAGGCAGCATCAATAATTCGAACCTGCTCATTGGCAATCCCTGTAAGAAATGCAATGATTAAATCCGCCCCAGCAGTTAATAAATCTGGAAGTTTTTCAGTTATCGCATCAAGGATGTTAATCAACATCTGAAAAATTGTTTCAATAATTGGGCCAATATTATCCGAAATACCTTTAAGAAAACCAAGAATTAATTGCATTCCTGCTTCGGCAATTGCTGGAATTTGTGTAACAACAAGTGCAAGAAATTCAGTAATTAATTTACCAAGTGCAGTCATAATTTCTGGAGCAGCTTCGCCAATAACCACGGCCAAAGCAACTAATCCTTCCCCAACCTTCTTTAGAAGAAGCGGAATTAATGAAATCATGGCCGTCATAGCTAATACTAAAATTGAAATTGCACCAGCTCCAGCAACAGCAATTAACCCAAGTCCAGTACCAAATAATAGCATTCCCGCACCTGCAGCAAGCATAGCAATACCCAATAGGGCGATTGCCGCGGCTGCACCAAGAATAACGGGAAGAATCGGTCCAAGAACTAAGCCTGCAATACCAAGAACTGCAAATATGCCCGCAATTGCTAGCAAGCCTTGGGCTATTGTCTTCATGGGTAAAGATCCAAGCGTAATTATCGCTGGAACAAACATGGTAATAGCGCCTGCCAGAATAATCATTGCAGCTGCACCAAAAATAACTTTTGGATTGGCTAATGTAAGCATTCCAATTGCCAAAATTCCCATAATTGCTGCTAATCCACCTAATCCAACCAGTAATTTCTCTGGCTTGAATTGGGCGAGAATAGCAACAACACCGACAAGCTGTAATAGCGCGAGAGCTATCATACTCATAGAAATCCCAGCAGCAAGCATGGAACCAGCTTTTCCACCCATATTTCCCATAACGACGGAAAAGAGCAACATTTCCCCCATTAAGATTGAAATAGCAACAATTCCTTGTTTTAATTCCTCGGGTTTCATTGTTCCAAATATCCGAGCAGCAAGAGCAAGAACAGTTATAGCTGTAGCCATACCAAAAAGATTAATACTTGCTACTTTTGGATTTTTCATTTTACCTAGTATAACATTAGCTAATACTAATTCTCCAATAATAGCGCTTAAAGCATAGATACTATTTGCTTCAACACCCTTTAGCAAATATAAAGCTCCAGTAAGAATCAAAATCGAATTAGCCATTGCCATCATTTGGACTGAACCTTTAAGGCCACCACCACTCTTAGACAGAACAAGCATGGCTCCACTTAAATTTCCAAATAATGCAGTAATTAGTCCAATTCCGACTAGCATCTTTTTTTCGTCCAAGAAAGTTAGGATAGCCAAAGAGGCAACTAAGATGGCAATTGCACCGGCGATTGTTAGTAACTGTTTAGAATTAAGATTATTCTGGTATGCCTTTAAAGTTCCTTGAAGTTGACTCATAACTCCAGTAACGCCAAAGAAATTTTTAATGTTTGCCGAAACCCCGACAATATTATTAACAAACTTTTCTCCAAGGCCGGTAAAACTTTTGAAAAACTTAATTATAGAAATACCGATTCCTCCAGTAATAAATACTTTCAAAATATCAGTAAAGCCTTCAAATCCAAGTGTATTCCACGCCTGGCCAAGAAAATCTTTTAATCCTTTGAATGCCTTTTTTATTGATTTTAGAAAATCTGTTATTTCTTGAGCTGAAGGAGCATTAACCATTTTTAAAATCTTGTCAAACGACTCAGTTACACCACTTGTATCGACGCTCTTAAAGCTACCAAAAAAGTCTTTTATTTTATTTAGTAGGAATTCAATTCCCTTTACAATACCGCCATATATTTTTACAAATATACTTCCACTTTCAACAATTGATCCTAGTGCACCCGATATGGCTTCTGAAATCTTCTTAAATACCTCGCCATCTTTTGCTGCTTTATTAAGATTTGTAAAGAAGTCAGCGAGTTTAGCAAGAAAACCCAAAATTCCTCCATTTTTTCCAGTTGGAATAACAGAAAGAATAAGTTTAATCCCATCAACCAAACCAGTAAAAACGCTAGTTAAAATTTTCCATGCTAGGAATACCGCACTAAAAACTCCTTTAAATATCTTTTTAAGGCTTGAAAGTGTTGCCAAACTTGGCTTTAATGACTTCATTAACTTTTCAAATCCTATACTTATACGCATTAAAGTTGTTACGGTAATAGGAGGAAATACATTTTTGAAAGTCTCTTTTACTAATCCGAATATCAGACTTAAACTTTTCCAAGCACTAGATAACCCATCAAGAATCTTTATGCGCCCCCCGAAAGCCTTCCACGTTTTAAGGAGATCATTTCTAGCATCATTGCTTCTTTGTATCATTCCACCAACAGTATCCGAGACAGCAGTCCACAGTTTTGTAGCTTCATCATAATCACCAAAGAAATGTTCGAAGGTCATGGCCCATCCGGAGCCAAGAGCTTCTTTTGTTGTATCCATTAATTGGTGAAAGGTTCTTACTTTTGTTGCGGCTTCCGTTGCTTTTGCACCAATATCTGTGGTTGCATCTGCATATCTTGCTAACGTTGATGTTAGTGTCTCGGTATTCATCCATTGATCTTGCAGCGAATCATTAAAGTCTTTTGTTGCACTAATAATTCTACCAGAGCTAAGCACCTTATACATTCCATCTGCTTGTTTTTCCAAAGTTCCTGCTGCAACAGCAGACTCTAGAAGTTGATTTTTGAACTCAACAGTTGCCATGTTAGCATTTTCAATAGATTTCCAGTCAATTAGCTTAACATATCCAGCTGATAATGCTTGAGCAAAGTTATACATTGCTCGAGCTGCTTCTTCAGAATTCGCTCCGGATAAGGCCGCGGCATTAGCAATACCTTTAATTGCCTGAACTGCTGTTTCCAAGTCTACGCCAGCATTAGTAAATTTACCAATATTTTTAGTCATATCCGAGAAACTATAAATGGTTTGGTCAGAATATGCATTTAACTTTTCAAGTTCCGAGTTAACCATTTCCAATGTAACTGGCAAACCTTCTTTAGTTCTACCGCCAGCAAGCATAACTTTAATGGAATTTATCTTAAGTTCATATTCACTAAACCCAGCCATGATCTGATCTACGCCCATGGATTTTACAAGCTGTTGGCCTGCAGTAACGGCTTGGGCGCCAATGTTCAGTAATGCCCCAACTCCAATTGTTCCCAATAAGGAGAATTTTCCACCAATTCCATTAACAATACTCCCTAACGACGATAATGGAGCAGAATTACTAGCCATATTTGTTAAGGATTTATCAAAATCTTTTAATGATGCTTGAGAATCTTTGATTCCTTTTTCAAATCCTTTATTTTCAAATCCCATCTCAACAATTCGATTATCAACTTTACTCATAGATTCTGAACCTCCTTCCAAATATCATCGCTAATCCGGTCAAATATAGGCTTTATGGCGGGATTTATATAATCTGTCCCCTGCACATAACCACCTCCGCGTGTTCCATGCCCATATTGTATCAATATAGCGACGGGGGTTCCAGTAGATGTAAGATTTGAATTATTCCAAGATATACCCCAATTATGTACCTGATATGTCCATCCGCTAGCAGTCTCACCAGTATTTTTTGGTGTATAATTTCGAAGAGCTTCAACGCCTTGCTGTCCGTATTTATCAAATATTAAACCAATTTGTTTCGGCAATGTTTTTGACCCATTAAAAAACTTTTCTGTTTTTTTAAAATCGCCTTTTAACGTAAATCTAATCATTGAAGCCCTCCTTTCATAAAATATAATTATGCATTAATCTATAATCTCACAATAGATTAAAGGAATCCAAGCCTGCTCTTTTGAATCAATCCTTCCCCATCTGGACTCTTCGGAACCGGCTTCCTCTACAATTTTAAGTTTCTCATTATGCTTAATAACACCCAAAACTGGATAATCTTCCCCGGGCCCACCAAAATACTTAAGCATTTTAGGAACAACTCGGACCATATATGAACTTTTAGTAACTGGTTCTTCTTGATCTTCTTTCTCCGAAGTCGATTCCTCAAGGTCTACCCCATCGTCCTCAAAATCGTCGAAATCTACTTCATCATCCAGCTCATCCAACTCATTAAAATCTATTTCGTCGTCCACTTCATTATCCAAATCCAGTTTATGCAGTTTTAACATATTTTTACTCATCCTGATTTATCCTTTCGTATTTAATTGTTTTTTACGTGCAGCATTGATCGCTGCATTTCGACTAAGTACAGCACTTTTTGACATTTTTTTACTCGGGGAATTTTTGATACTGCATACCCGAATAAGGGTCAAAAGTCTATTTAAATGCCATTTTTGACATTCAAATGGAATATTAAGAGAAATCATCCAGTAATAAATGAGCTCTGATGTAACTATCTCCGAGCTTCTTGATGAATTATGTATCTCTGAAAAAGTAGTAGCTGTCATCTTATGTTCAATATAATTATTAATAGTTTTTAAATGTTCATCAGAAATAGTATAATAAAAATCGTCCAAAACATTTTTAGTAATTGTCATGCATCGAATATAATCTCTTAACTCTTCGTCGGTTTTTAATTCTTTGCCTAAAAATGGCTTGCACCATTTGGACTCCCATTTTGATAAAGAGACAAGAGAGTGCTCTAATTCGATTGTTTTCCCTTTTATATAAACAAACTCGGATTTTTCCTCATTATAATATTCGGTATCATCTGTCGTTATTGTTAGCACTTCTTGCCTCTTTATTTTAATTTTTTATTTAGTCGCTAATAACTGATTGATAAACTCAATCAACTCGTCTTGATTCGTGATCATTTGTTCGACAAAAGCATCATAGACAGCTGAATTTTTAAAGTCTGTAAGAACCTTGTCGTCCCTTACAAATCGAAGTCCATCACTACTTCTAATACCATAAGACAGATCTACCAACCGATCTAAAAGTCTTGCAACCATCCGAATGGCTTCGGCAACTAGCTGACTGTTTTTATTAAAAGGATCGGACTGATCAAGATCTTCTTCCTTAAGATCTTCTAGAAATTTACCACGTTCCTGCAAATCGAGACCAATTTTCATAATCTCGTTATAAGCCCCGTCCGAAGATGTTAAAACAGATGCTTTTGAGACATGAAAATACAAATCTTCAGTGCGCTCGACGTCATTAAAATCCTTGAACTTAACTGTCTTTTTTAACATTATAAAACTCCTTTTCAGATTTGAGTGGGATGACAAACTGTCAGAGCCCACTCAAGAATTAGGTACTAAATACTTTACGGTACGGCAAGTGCGGTAATAATTTCATCCGGGTTAGGAAGAGTTGGATCAGTCAAATATGTTCCAAAGAGCGTATCTTCCAGTGCGGCCAACTTGGTTGCGTCTGCCTTAGTACTATCGATAACCAGCATAGCTGCGGGCAAGAAACCAGTAATTTCTACTGGGCTAGTCGTAATTTCCCAGCTGAAAGTAATAGCTTCTGGGGAATCATTAATTGTTGAATATGATTTCTCAGAAGGCGCGGCCAATGCTCCATAAATAATATGCAATTTGTAACCAAGAGCATTACCGGCAACATCATTTCCAACAAGGGTCTTATATACAAGACCAAATTTCTTACGAGTTTGCTGGCCAATGAAAAGGCCATCAGAAGATTCATAAGATCCATCACATTCTGCAAATTCATCGGGATATGTATAGGCTTCGATGGTAGCGCCAAATTCTTCAGCACTAACAAGAGTCAAATACTTGATATTATCTGCATAAAGTGGCGTTGGTTCGGCACCCGATGGCTTTTCTGCAATAGAAATAAGGCCATTCCAAGCGACCCCATCTCCATATTCTCCGGTCTGTGGGTTAACAACATATAATACGCCATGGTTAATACCAGTTTCATAAAAACGTTCGCCAATATCATCCCAAACTAGTTCTGCCATAATTAAACTCCTTAATTTTTATAGAATAATGTAAATACGTAATGATTTAAATTATCTGAAATAAAATGCCGATCAAACTCACAATAATCTAAACCCATAATTTTATCCACAATTTCCGAATCTGGATTTGAGTCAATCAGGGTTACAGAATATGCCTTATGCTTCGCATATTTTACTGAACCCGCATAACGTACATTAATATCATCCAGTTCATAGATAATACAGGGATAGGTAAGTCTAATTGATGAAGGTGGCTGAAAATATACATTATGTGGAGTTATTAAATCCAACAAAATTTGATGTAATTCAAGTCTATCACCCATTATAAACTTCCCCAAGTGTTAAAATTAGACGGGGTCGTTGGATTTCAATATTATTTACTTTCCAACGAATCCCCATCCACGAAACATAACGTATTGTAGAAAGATTCTCATATGCAAATATATCTGCAATTATGGAAATCCGATTTGAAATAACAACATCGTCATTTTTATGTTCGGTTGGCTCCCACTTTCGAATATTCTGAAGAATATCCCCTCGATAAGAACGCTCTACAGCTACGTCATCCCATATGCCTGGAGATATTTCTTGCTGAGTAATATAACCAATTGGTCCATAAAATTTACTCATAAATATCTCCTTATTTAAAATTAGGCGCTAGGATACACAGGTTCCGGTTTCTCAATCCAAATAGCCAAAGCAGAATGCGGAACTGTCAAAGCACCAGAAACGCGGGTTTCGATCAAATACTTGTATTGATTGAAGTCGATGTCGAAGTCATCCATCATTTGGATCCCTCCGCCCTTATCAGCACCAATCGAATAATCATTCATGTTAACCAGAACACCAGCCAATTCACTATAATCAAGCTCATCGGTATCGGGATTAACAATTCCGCTCATTACAGGAACTTCCACAATATCTGCAACGCGCAGAGCCGCGGCCAGATCAGCTACGGTATTGTGGATCCGGCGCCCAAGACTATCCTTCAAAAGAAGCATATCGCTGAGAATATCGGAGGTAGTAAAGAAGGTCGGAATACCATTTCCACGATAATCTGCGCGAGCGCGAATAATCGCATCAATAAGCTCAGCTGTCGTAGGCTCGGTGTTCGTACCAGTAGCCGCAACGTTAACCGGGACAGTATAGAGAGAATCATCAAGAGCGATAGGGCGAATCTTACTTTCAGAAATCTTATCATCACTCGCACCGGAACGACCATCACTTACAAGAATTGCACGAGCAAGTTCTTCTTCCAGCATCATACGCATTTCATTGCGAAGCCACATAACTACATCGAAGTCAGTAATATCAATCAGATCATCGCGATCAATTTTCTGTTTCTTATAAACAGTCTGAGGATCGGTGGTGCGTTTCAGCAAAGCAAAGACTTCTTCAACCTTCTCTTCACCCTTAATATAACCCAAAGCACGAGCAGATTCAGGAGTCAGGTCAGCAACGAGAGTCTTAATGCGAGCAAAGGGAATATGCTTAGCGGCATCAAAGACCTTTTTTACCCATTCAGTCTTACGGGCAACAATCTGAGGAGTATTTGAAGTCGCCTTATGATCGGGGAACAAATATCCGATATCAGTAATTGAATGTTGAATTGCCTTATCTTCATCAGTTCCCTGATAAGACATATAGGCTTCGGCAAGCGTATCAAAACCGTGCGCCAAGAATGCATTTTTCAATGAAGACTGCGAACGACGAGCATCATCCAAGATCTCGCGAAGTTCGGTCTGAGTCAAAGCGGCATGTTTCATAGTATTATCACCTTCCTTAGTTGAATTGTCAAAAACGTTTTTTTTCATATTTGAATCTCCTTTATTGTCTGATTGTTTGATTTCATCTTCATTTTCATCTACCTCTTCTTCCTCAGTTTCACCTGCGGATTGAAGAGCCTCTGCAATCATTGCATATACAACGGTTTTTTGTTTCTCATTAAGAGTTTCAAAAACATCAGCTACAGTTTCTTCTTTTTCTTCATGCTTGATTTCTTCCTTAACTTCTTCTGTATGGAAAAGTTCAAGATCCAAGTTGGCAGAAATAATAGCTTCAGTTTCATCTTCTGTTACTGACCCATCACCATGTTGAAAAGCAAGGTTATCAATATAAGCCCCAGCATTTGCACCAGCAATAACCAGGCTCACTTCACGGATTAAACCGTGCACAACATTCTTACCCTTTTCAATTAGCGAATTTGCATAAATCGAAAGAGCTTTGATATCGCCATGCTTAATCGCTTCTTTTGCGTCTTTTGCAGCTGAGGATTCATTAAATGAGCAGTAAGCATAAACACCATCGGCTCTATTCTCAAGCAAGGCATGTCCCAAAATATTACCAGGCTCATTATGCAAATGCTGCCATACCAATGGAACTACCTGCCCATCATTCTCTTGAAATGCATCTGGAAGAATGGTTCTTCCATCACTACACTTCAAGCCGACTTTAGTAGCATAGCCACTAAAATCATACTTAATATCTTTTTTCATAGTATCTCCTTCTATTTTGATTTGTACATATCAAACTGTGACTTTGGCTCTTCGGTCTCTGAATTTTCGGGTTCTTCTTCCGGCTCCTTTCTTGGTTTAAGTGGCTGTTGATCTAGAGGCATATTCTTATTTCTAAGTTCATCGGCACCAGGATCATCTGCAGGCTTTATGCCAAGAATTGCACGAATTTCATTAGCTGTTAGAATTTCATTTCGTGTAAAGCCATCTGCCATTTCAGCCATTTCATTGGCCGGAACCAAACGAAGAACGTCCTTGAAGCCCATGATAGTTTGCCCTTGAGTTCTTGCTGTTTTTGTCAAAAACTTTCTGCGCATTTCTTCTGTAATAGAAGTTACAATGGGTTCAACGGTTCTATTAAAATAGTTTAGCATTGTCTTTTCATTTGCTTTACCCGAAAACACATCTTCTGAAATTCCAAGTTGGTTATATAGCATTCCGGTTAAATACGTAATTTGGCCAAGTAAATTATTCTCCGAAGGCCTATTTAATTGGGTGATATGTTCAGTTCCGTCAGTATAAGCAATACCATACTTACTTCCACTTAATTGCCTTTCAATAGCAAAACGTCGTTCTTCGGCCTGTTTTTGACGAGCTTCGGTTTTTATAATGTAGGGTAACTGTATAATTAGGTCGAGCTTTCCACTACCACTTTGCTCATCAATTGCATCTAATAAAACTAATTTTCGAATCAATCGGCGCAAAGTACCATTAGGTTCATTCATAATCGCATACAGCGGATTTTCAACAATTGCAACAAGAGACTTTGGAAGAACAACTTCTTCTCGGATACCAACTAGGTCATTATACAAATCAATTCTAACATAATCTGGATACCAGGCAATAATCCGTCCAGTTCTTAAAGATAATATATCATAAGAGCCAGAAAATATTGGGGAATTAGTAGTTTCTACTGGGACTATTGCAACAACGCCCTCATCAAACATGCTTAATACCGCATCCTGAATAAGTGCACGTCCAGTTTGATCTTTATTTGCTTCAACTGTTAAACAATTTTGTAAACCACTGTCGATCGCATCTAAATATCGTTTATTACCATCCATTCGAACATGATTTATATCAAAGGAAGAAACGTCAAGGGCAATTCGATTATAAATTGCAGTAATAATTGATCGTTCATTTCCACTAGTTAATCGAGTGCGAACAGGACTTGTACTCGAGGCATAGCCATAATCTTGGTATGTATATGCTTCTTTATCCTGCGATCTAAATGCACTCCATGCACTTTTCAAACGCGATCCGAATGAATCTGCCATAGACTATCCTCCTTTTTCCTTAAAGTTTTAATACTGGATCTAATTAGGTTACACATGATTTCATTCTAATCTCCTTTAAGTCCAGCAGATTTTAAGGCTTCCTTTACAATAGCAGCTCCGACAGCACCGGCGGCAGCACCAAATGCACCAGACATAAATTTCCCCATTTGATTAGTAACCAATACCCTACCTGGTACGACATCATCAGCAACCAGTTGAGTTAACTTTTTTTCCATTTCTAAGCGCTTAATAGTTTTTGCCAATTCATCATCGGACATAAGGCGCTTTGTTCTTAGCATTTTTGCCCGACTTTTTCGAATTGCTTTATTTGCTTCGAAATCTTTTCGGATTCCCCACCTTTGACCAATAACTCCATAATGTTTTAATTCAGATTCTTCGTCCATAAAAGAAAGTTCTTCATCACTTACTTCAGCAAAATCCTCCGGAAGGTTGATACTTTTTACAAATCCGTCATCATCGCGTTCAATAACAACTTTCCATGATTTTTTTGAAATATTAGCATGTTTTAACTCAGATTCATCTTCATCCATAAAAGAAAGTTCTTCATCACTTACTTCAGCAAAATCCTCCGGAAGGTCCATGCTTTTTACAAATCCATCATCATCGCGTTTAATAACAACATTCCATTTTTTAGGCATAGTACCTCCTGTTAATCATCGGCGGTTATTTCAAAATCGGGAAGCCAATCATCAAGGCCTTGTACTGATTTGATTTTGTACTTAGTCCCGGCTAAATTATCTGCTGCTACTTCATTAAGCATTTTTTCCATGCGTTTGGTTAACATGTCTGAATATACTTTTCCCATTTCTACATTTTTAGCTCTACCCTCTTTACTAGTCAAGCCTCGTTTAAGTCCCGCCAGGGCTGTTTCTTTAGGATATTTTGCTTTAAATTCAGCTTCGTGGGCTGCTAATTCTGCATCCGATCTTTTACCAAAATCTGATGTAATCTTTTTTCTTAAAATCCTTGTTTCCTTTTTCACAATTTCTTTTGGATCGGCTGCTTTTGCTTTTGCTGCATTTATTGCTTTGGTTCCATAATAACGGCCAAGAAGCGTTTCAATACCAACCTTTTTAAGAGCAGACATTCCTTTCGTTGCATCTTGCCAATTCTTTTCATCTTCTTTAGTAAACAAAATTTTATTAGCCAAACGCTTTAGACCGCCACCTTTACTTCCACCTGAAGATAATTCGGCCGATCCATTTCTAACTCCCCAACGCATCCCCATAACACCGAAATGAGCTAATTCGTTTTCCGAAATATCTTCATGTTGTAATTTAGCATTAAGTCTCCTTAACTCAATAGAAGATTCGCTCGGAATAACTTCTTCAACTTTCTTACTTTTTACAATAACTTTATTTGCCATATTATCTCCTATTCAAATGCTTCCTTATTTAATTTATATGCAACATATGCATCAAGCATAGCCGCAACCGAGTCGATTTTTTCAGCATATCGTTTCTTTAATAACTTTCTATTACCATTTGTATCTTCCATAGTTATACAATTACCCATAGTAAATGAAAATAATTCTTGATCAAATATAAGCATTCTTTCTTCGCTTAACGTCTTCAATTCTCCAAGTGGAACTGACTCCGTTTTTGCTCCTTGAATTACTTTCTCTAGCCCGTAAGGACTATTCTCTTTTTCCCATCTCTCAACAAATTCACGGGCATTATATGGATCAAATCCAAGACAACGAACATCATACTGAACATCAGTAATGTATCGATCAAGATCGTCATAGACGTCCATCATATCCAAAACTGCCCCATCAAGGACCATTAATGAACCTTCTTCAATAAACTGGTCATACTTAATTCTCATAGCTCCAGGCAATTTCATAAGTGTTAAATTTGAAATGTAACATCTTGTCTTAACTCCAAATTCTCCTCTTGGCAAAGGAAAGAGAAATGTAAAAGCGCAGAAGTCATCACCTTGGGACAAATCTGCACCAAGAGCACAAGGCAAAGACCAAAAGTCACGCTTCCGATGCGTAAGTGTTTCCTCATAAGTAAAGAAGTATGTATAACCTTCCATAGGAATACCAAAGCGTTTTGCTAGAATATCATTACGCGTCGCAGGAGCTTTTTCGGCTCTTTCCACATCTAATTGATAGGCTTCATATGTTACGGTCTTTCCAATATTTGGGTTTGCCTTTAACCACATCTCTGGCTTTGATACTTCTTCAATATCGTCCAAACGATAATACCAGATAGATACATGATAATTTACATAATCACCTTTTAGAATGTCCATTAGTTCCATTTTGATAGTATCGCCACTACTATTACGAACAGTGCCTTCGGAACTAACAGCAACAATTAAGTAGTCATCAAGCTTACTTGCACCTTGCTCTACCGCACCAACAATGTCTTCTCTAATGTCTCCAGAAAGCCATTCATCGATAGTCGTTATCTTAGGACGCAGACCCTGAAGTTTATCAATAGCCATTGGGCGAATTTCTAATAAAGAACCAGTTAAAAAGTTTTCGATACCCTTTTTAGTTGAAGCGAGTTTTACCCT